TTACTGCTTACACTGTAAGAACGCCGCAAACTCCGCTCCCCAGAAGCTCATCCGTATTTCGCACAGCGAACCGTGCAACATCCAGATGATGAGGATTGCCGTCACGCAGAACGTGATGGCCGTAAGCGATTTTTGCGACATAGCACTTGCTCCTTTTCCGGAGAGGCGCTAACCTTTCACTTGTCAAGGTAATGCGGTTAGGGCCTCGGTTAAACAGAAATGTTTTCCGGGGCCTTTCCACATCTGGCCTTCAGGTATTCCCTCCGACCATCAGCCGAAAGGCACCCGCGCGTAATCTATCTCTTTTTTGTTACTCCGGCAATTCTGCCTGTTAATTTTGAGGTAAGGGCAAACTCATCTGATTGTTTCCTTTGTGTGAAGCTGGCAGTTCATGCCACGGGATACCTTCTGAAGAGTGAGCGCCGGAGGCGTGTTTCGATGTGAATTTATGGAAAGCTTCCAGTGTTGAGAAGCATACGCCGCATTCTAGGTTGTTACATTGGTAATACTTTTGCCGCACAGTGTTTGAATCATTTTCCGGACGACTAGTGCGGATACGGGCAGATGCGCCACAAAGTGGACAACGGAACATAGCGACCTCCCTTACTGTGGTGCTTCCTCTATTCTAAGTTGTACTGATACAGATTCCAATTAACAGCTTGTCTTGTGTGAAAAGTGGAAGTTCACAATTGTGATAGCCATTACTAACGTTGTGATGTATTAGTCAACGGGAAACAAGGCATCTGTAACATATCTATGGATATGTTATATTATTGTTGCCATAGGAAAAATCCGCTTTAAAGTGGTTGCTGATCATGAATATTTGTATTGGAAGATAATTGCAATGAGCGAAAGAGTGTTTGAGAAAGAACTATATTCTGAATGGGTTATACGCAATAGTCTATATTGGATGACTCCGCTTACTCGATGGAAACTCCATGAAGACGTTTCCCACTGGATAATCTCTTTTGAAAACGATAATCCCAAATTCCTTTATGAATTCGATAGGCTGCTTAATGATTACTCTTTGCGAGAAAAGCTACAGCATAAAACAGGGGCGTTGAGAGACTCTATTGTCCATAAAGTGCTTCGCAGTGTTGATGAGAGGCTTTCATAATGGAATTGATGCCATTTAATTTTGACAGATTGCCTAATGGACAGGTGTTTATAAGCAACCTTGCAGGTTTTCATCATTTCATTGGTGAGCAAGACCTTATTGATCTTTCTGATGAGCGAATTAGTTCGGAGCAATCAAACGTGCTAGAAAGTAAGCTTTTCATAACCAGTGAAAGCTCATCTGCTATAACTCCCTATGCTTTAAGTTCTGCTTTTGCAAAACGATTGATGAATGAACTGGCTGTCAGGCCAATTTTCATGATTGTACCCACATTACGTTGTGACCATACATGCAAGTATTGCCAGGTTAGTAGAGCTTCTGTTAATGCCTCAGGTTACGACCTAAATCCTGAGCTCATCCCCGATATTATTTCGGCTATTAAAAAACTATCAACGCCACCTTACAAAATAGAGATACAGGGTGGGGAGCCTCTCTTGCGGTTTGATTTAATTCAGAGCATCTATGATCAATGTGCTGAAACGCTGGGAAGAACCAATTTTGAGATGGTGGTGGCATCAAGTCTGTCCGTCTTGAATGAGGATATGATTGAATGGTCGAGAGACCGGAACATAACGTTCTCTGTGTCGCTTGATGGTGAGGAAGTTGTTCACAACAGTAATCGAATTCTTGGTCGTGGGCTTGCGTACAGTAGAACAGTGTCAGGGGTAGAGGCTATCAAACACTCTTTAGGTGCTGGCCGCGTTGCAACGGTTACTACAGTTACTAAAGAGCTTATCAAACGTCCTGAATCGATTGTTCAGGCTCACTTGTCTCTTGGTCTCAAGGACATGTTTATCCGACCTGTTAGTCCCTATGGGTTTGCACAAAAAGCTTCTTTCACCTTTTCTATGGACGAATACTTCAGCTTCTATGCCTCGTTGATAGATGAAATCCTTAAGATTAATAATGAAGGGATAAGGGTTGTGGAACATTCGGCCTCCATTCATCTGAAAAGGATCTTCAATCCCGGTTTTAGTGGTTATGCGGATTTAAAGTCTCCAAGTGGAGTCGTGCTTAACAGTATTCTTTTCAATTATGACGGTCGAGTATATGGTAGCGATGAGAGCCGTATGTTGCAGAAGGTGAATCCTGAAACGGAGTTCAGTGCGGGTGAAGTTAAGACGCTATCATTTTCTGATAGTCCTTACTATAACGCAGTATTGAGTTCATCGTTCAATTTTGCTCTGCCAGGTTGTGATACATGTGCATATCAACCATTTTGTGGTTCAGATCCATGCCAGAACATAAGTGTACAGGGTGAGCCTGTCGGTGATAGGAGTCGTTCAACGTTTTGTCAATATCACAAGGGGATGTTCAGGTATCTGATGAACTGCATCTCAGAGGGTGGTTCGAAGGCTGAGATGCTAAAAGGATGGGCATATGTCTGAGGTTATCAGGAACGATATCTTTCATTTTGCTTCTACAGAGAACGTGCCCACGGGGTTCTATCGGTTATGCAAACAAAAACCAGTGAACCCTTTATTCTTTTTGCCCAATTTGCTAGTAGTTGCTGAAGGCAATAATGATGCCATTCCACCATGCTTTGATTTCTCTGTTATTAGCACTGAATTATTTGAGTCAATTGAAGATGGAGATATTGGGATAATCAACAATGGCAATATGATACGCGTTATTCTGTCACGCAAAGCCAATCATAATACTGTCTTAGTTACGGAACGCTGCAATAACTTGTGTCTGTTTTGTTCGCAGCCACCAAAGAAAATAAATGATGACTGGCTACTTACCCAATCAGCTCTTGCTATAGCTTCATTTGGCTTGAACGGAGTTGTTGGGGTCAGCGGTGGTGAACCTTTGCTATATGGGGATGACTTCCTTCACTTCATTGATTTTATCATCGAGAATTCACCAGATACTGCTTTACATGTTTTAACAAACGGACGCAAATTTGCTGATATCAACTTTACACAGGAAATGGCAAAGCGAAGCAAAAAGATCAAAATCACCTTTGGTATCCCGCTCTACTCATCAAGACCACTTGTGCATGATCATCTGGTAGGGAGTGATGGCGCATTTAATGAAACGGTTAAAGGGTTAATCAATGCAGGAAACTTGGGGATTAATATCGAACTTAGAGTTATTCCTACACTGGCTAACTATACCGAATTGGATGATATTGTAGAATTCGCTGGCCGTGTGTTCTCCAACATCAATCAGATTTCCCTTATGGGGTTGGAGCCTATCGGTTGGGCACGAAAAAACTGGTCCACCATCTTCATTGATCACAGTAGTTATAGTGAGAAAATAATCTCTGCCATAGACGCTGCATACAGGTCAGGCATACCTCTGACAATTTTTAATTATCCTTTGTGTTATCTTCCTGAAAGGGCTAGGGAGCTTGCTGTTCAGTCGATCTCTGATTGGAAAAATTACTATCCAAAAGAATGTGATGGATGTACTCAGAAGCCTTCCTGTGCTGGCTATTTCAGTTCCTCAAAAGGCCGTTTTCATCAATCACCGAGACCAATTTTATGAAAAAGTTTAATTTTGCTGCTCTACTTCCGGGATTTTTGGCTCTCAACAATTCTGTATGGGCAAGCGATTCATCTACAGGAGCGAGTGATTTACCTGGTATGACTCTTAATGAGCATGATTTAGTGATAGCTCCACTTAACACGGAAGTCCCATTTTATATCGCAGGGCATCGAAGCCATAGCTCTCATAGGAGCCATAGCTCTCATAGATCCTCATCAGGTGGTGGATACTATGGTGGAAGTACCCCCTATTATCCAAAAACATACAGCTCACCACGTTCATCTGGTTCTTCAAGTTCAGGTGCAAGTTCCTCATCGTCCTCTTCCTCGGTGCGTGCACTTCGTTCTAACGATAATAATAGAACCACTAACACGAGTTCTGTTGGAACTTCAGAGGTTAACCGTACGAGTAATGGGCTTGCTTCTGATGCAGAGAAACGTAAGCGATTGATTATGCGAGTTCAGTTCGCATTGCTGGACAGGGGATTTTATAACGGAAATATTGACGGCATAATGGGGCCATCCACAAGGCTGTCTGTGAAAAATTACCGCATTGCGAATGGATTACCGATTCCTGCAACTGAAACACTCGACACTCAATTGTTAAATTCTTTGAATATATTAGCTCGCTAAATCTCAGTGAGGTATAAATAAAAAGCAATAAATTATATTAGTCGCGCGTCCATTATTAGTGGGTAAGATCAAGGACCGTCTGCTCTGTGTTAGGGGCAGATGGTCAGATAAGACTGTGCCGTTTAGCCCGCTAGTACGTGTCTGGACTAATACATTTAAGAGTCTCATTCTGCTATCCATTCCGGGATTTTTGCCTCAAGCTCAAGCTGCGTGGTAAAGCCGCTGTTATCAATGGTGTGCTCGGCTTTCGCAATAATCCAGTCCTGATTATCAATCTCGCTTTTAAAGCCTGTTACCGTGCCATGCATTTCGGGGTAGAGTTCTGCGCGTCCACGTGCCAGTGTGATGGAGAACGCTGCGGCTCCGCGTTGTAGCTGCTGCCACTTTGCCGCCGCTGCGCGTCTTGCTGCCTGCTCGTTCTGATAAGTCTTGCGTAACACAAACACATTGCCTTCCGCGCCTTCCATATAATCACCTTCACGGCTGCTGCTTTTCTCCTTTTTGGGTTTTGGCGGTTTACGGCGTTTCACGCTGACTTTTTTCTTTTTCCCGTAATTAAGATCAAGCCAGTAGGCGCGTACCCCCGTATACGCCTCGCGGTCAGCAATACGGAACTGATGGCGATCGCCGCTGCTGCGTGTAATGGCGAACGAGGGCAACGGCTGGCCCTGTGCGTTCACGCCACCACCTGGCATGATGAATAACAGATTGCCGCTTTTTACTGTGGTGATTGCGCCCAGCATTTCCGCCATGCGCGTAAGGAAGGACATGTCGCTTTCTTCGGTCTGGTCGGCGTGGTCGATTTCGATATCCATCAGCATTTCGCTGATTTGCGGTTTCAGACCATACCGATGAGCGATGGCGGATACCACACGCTCAACGGTCACATCATGCCAGGACACCTCACGTTTAACGTTAAATTCATCCCGAAAATCTGCGCTTCTGGCTGAAACAGTCAGCCTGTCCGGCGGTCCTTCGTGAGCGATTTCATCAACAATGTAAGTGTAGATTCAATTGGTCAACGCAACAGTTATGTGAAAACATGGGGTTGCGGAGGTTTTTTGAATGAGACGAACATTTACAGCAGAGGAAAAAGCCTCTGTTTTTGAACTATGGAAGAACGGAACAGGCTTCAGTGAAATAGCGAATATCCTGGGTTCAAAACCCGGAACGATCTTCACTATGTTAAGGGATACTGGCGGCATAAAACCCCATGAGCGTAAGCGGGCTGTAGCTCACCTGACACTGTCTGAGCGCGAGGAGATACGAGCTGGTTTGTCAGCCAAAATGAGCATTCGTGCGATAGCTACTGCGCTGAATCGCAGTCCTTCGACGATCTCACGTGAAGTTCAGCGTAATCGGGGCAGACGCTATTACAAAGCTGTTGATGCTAATAACCGAGCCAACAGAATGGCGAAAAGGCCAAAACCGTGCTTACTGGATCAAAATTTACCATTGCGAAAGCTTGTTCTGGAAAAGCTGGAGATGAAATGGTCTCCAGAGCAAATATCAGGATGGTTAAGGCGAACAAAACCACGTCAAAAAACGCTGCGAATATCACCTGAGACAATTTATAAAACGCTGTACTTTCGTAGCCGTGAAGCGCTACACCACCTGAATATACAGCATCTGCGACGGTCGCATAGCCTTCGCCATGGCAGGCGTCATACCCGCAAAGGCGAAAGAGGTACGATTAACATAGTGAACGGAACACCAATTCACGAACGTTCCCGAAATATCGATAACAGACGCTCTCTGGGGCATTGGGAGGGCGATTTAGTCTCAGGTACAAAAAACTCTCATATAGCCACACTTGTAGACCGAAAATCACGTTATACGATCATCCTCAGACTCAGGGGCAAAGATTCTGTCTCAGTAAATCAGGCTCTTACCGACAAATTCCTGAGTTTACCGTCAGAACTCAGAAAATCACTGACATGGGACAGAGGAATGGAACTGGCCAGACATCTAGAATTTACTGTCAGCACCGGCGTTAAAGTTTACTTCTGCGATCCTCAGAGTCCTTGGCAGCGGGGAACAAATGAGAACACAAATGGGCTAATTCGGCAGTACTTTCCTAAAAAGACATGTCTTGCCCAATATACTCAACATGAACTAGATCTGGTTGCTGCTCAGCTAAACAACAGACCGAGAAAGACACTGAAGTTCAAAACACCGAAAGAGATAATTGAAAGGGGTGTTGCATTGACAGATTGAATCTACAAGTGCCTTTTTCTGTCAGCGGTTCTCCTTTCCAGCCAATGAGAACCGTCAGGCGCGCGCCCCGTGGCGGTAGCTGCAACTGACCATCCGCATCATCCAGCGTGATGGTGAGCTGGTCCGCTTCAAATCCCCGGTTGTCGGTCAGTGACAGGCTCATCAGGCGCTCTGCCACGCCTGACAGCGTTTTACCCTCCGCGAGAATATCAAAATCCGGCATTTTCACGGGGTCTGTGCCCTGACTGAGCAATTGCATGGTGGTGTCGGTCATCTGTTCCCTCCCTGTGCGGCATGGTCGCATGTGCGTGCGGAGGGGGTTACTGCTTTTTGTTGTCGCCGTGGCGGGAGAACGGCGCAGGAGTGAGATTACGCGCGTGGTGGGTGATGATTGTTGCCGAATCATTTAACGGATACAAGGGGCTGAAGCTATGAGTGAAACTCGTTTTCATGGTGCCCGTGTTACGGAAAGTACCGACCTGGTAACAGCGATTAATGATGTTGATTCCAGTGTTATCGGTATCGTGGCAACGGCGGATGATGCGGACGCGGAGCTGTTCCCGCTGAACAAGCCCACACTGCTGACCCGCGTCAATGACGTGCTGGGAAAATGCGGGACAACGGGGACGCTTTATCGTGCGCTTAAGGCCATTGCAGACCAGGTGAGCACAAAGGTGATCGTCGTTCGCGTGGCTGAACACAAAGAAGAAGACGGAAAGACGCAGGATCAACTGGTTATCGGTGGTTCTGAATCTGACGGCAGCTATACGGGGATGTATGCGCTGCTTGTTGCAGAGCAGGATGAAAGCATCGGATACCGTCCGCGTATTCTGGCCGCGCCGGAGCTGGATACGGAGGCGGTGACAAAATCCCTGTGCGTGATTGCGGGTAAACTGCGCGCGTTTGTGTATGCCTCATGTCATGGCTGTGACACGATGGCTGATGCGATTACCTACCGCCAGAAATTCAACGAACGTGAGGTGATGCTCTTATGGCCGGACTTCATCGCCTACAACCCGAAAAGTGGCAAAAACGAAACGTTCCCCGCGCCTGCCTATGCGTGCGGCCTTCGTGCGTACATTGACCATGAGCAGGGATGGCACAAATCACTCTCCAACGTTCCGGTTAAGAATGTGCTGGGGATGTCGAGGCATGTGTTCTGGTCGTTGCAGGCCGAAGACAGTGATGCCAACAGCCTCAACAACAAAGAAATCACGACCATTATTCGTCGCAACGGGTTCCGCTTCTGGGGCAACCGCACACCGGAAACGAACGCCTACATCTTTGAGGTGTATACCCGAACCGCACAGGTGCTGGCTGATTCAATTGCGGAAGCGCAGTTTGAAACCATCGACAGTCCACTGACGCCTGCGAACGTGAAAGATGTTATCAGTGCCATCAGGGCAAAACTGGATTCACTGGTTACTGCCGGGAAACTGATTGGGGCGTCGTGCTGGTATGACGTGGTGGATAACGGCACCACGGATTTACGTCAGGGGCGTGTGCGTATTCGCTACAAATATACGCCCGTTCCGCCACTGGAAGACATGGAGCTTTACCAGACGTTTACTGATGAATTCTTTGGTCCCGCATTTGCGGTGCTGGGAGGTGCCTGATGGCTGTGCCAAAACATCTTCGCTTTTTTACGCTGTTTGTGGATGGTGAAAACGAAGTGGGTAAGGTGACGTCCGTCACTCTGCCTAAGCTGACGCGCAAAACCGACAGCTACCGGGGTGGTGGCATGATGGGTGCGGTAAGTATTGATCTCGGTCTGGACGACTCCGCGCTTGATGCGAGCTTTGTCATGGGGGGCGCAGTTCGTGAGCTGTTCCTTAAGTATGGCGGCACGATTGACGGCACGCTGCTGCGTTTTGCGGGTGAATATTACACCGATGCAGAAAGCGACCTGTATGAAGTCGAAATGCGCGGACGTGTGACGGAAATTGATATGGGGGAAGCCAAACAGGGCGAAGCCACATCACACACTTACGCCATTAAAAACACCTACTACAAGCTGAGTGTTAACGATCGCCCGTTGTGGGAGATTGACCTGCTGAACTTCATTTACCGGAAGGACGGCAAGGACATTGTGCCCGATCGCATCCGTTCCGCGCTCGGGCTTGGCTGATAAGTAATATGCAGGCGGCGCAGTGCGTCGCCTCTGACTGAAAGGAGTTTCCTGATGAAAGAGACGAAAAACATCGATACCGAAAACACGGTCGTTGCTGACACTGTGAAAGAAACCAGTGAGCGTGGCGTAAAACTTACCCAACCAATTGAGCGAGGCGGCGAAAAAATCACGTATGTGGAGATCACCGGAGCTATTGAGCAGGCTGGATCTCTGCGAGATTTGTCGCTGTCTGATGTGCTGAATCTGAAAGCGGAATCCATGTTTACGCTGCTGTCACGCGTGACATCACCGCGACTGGATGAAGTGACGATCAAAAAAATGGCATCCCGTGACTTTATTCAGTTATGTGTGGTTGCCGTAAATTTTTTGAGCGGTGCGGACTCTGGCGGGAAGAACGAACAGGCGACGGAAGCCTGATCACGGTTGTGTGCTTTGAGCACATAGAAGACTTTGTGGCAGATATTGCCGTTATTTTTAACTGGTCGCCCGCCGAAATCTTCATGATGACGCCCGGCGAAGTGGTTAGCTGGCGTGAGCGGGCGGCACTTCGCAGCGGGAATGCAGACAATGAAGACTCTTGATATCCGGGTCGCTTTCAGCGCCGTTGACAGGCTGACCCGGCCTGCCGAAAACGCCCGCCGCCTGATGGGGCAGTTTGGTGACTCCATCCAGCGAACGCAGGGGGCGATCAAAAATCTCGAGCGTCAGGCGCGTTCATTTGAGCGCGCCCGCGACGCTGTCAGTAAAGCGGATGCGGGTATCGTGAAAGCACGACGCCAGCTTAACGCCCTTAATCAGTTACAACGCACGGGTACAGTGCTCAGCGAAAAACAACAAAAGCTGATGCAGCAGTTAAGCACCCGGCTTGAACGCCTGAATGAATCGCGCACACGGGAAATTCAGAAAATGCGGGAGCTTGGCGGAGAGCTGAAACGCCACGGCATTTCCCTGACAGGCAGCGATAACACCATCCAGCAGGCCATCAGACGCACCGAACAGTACAACAACCAGCTTGAACGCGAACGGCAGGCGCTTGCGCGTGTAACGCGGGCGCGTGAGCGGTATTCGCGCGTGCAGGAAACCGCGGGAAAACTGAAAACAGGTGGTGCGCTGGCAATTGGTGCGGCAGCGGCTGGCGGCTATGCTGCCGGGCGTTTTTTACAGCCTGCGATCGGGTTCGGCAAAGAGATGTCCCGCGTTCAGGCACTGACGCGAATCGACAAAAACAGCCCGCAGTTTAAGGCGCTGCGTGAGCAGGCGTTAAAACTTGGCTCTGAAACGCAGTTCACCGCAGGCGATGCCGCCAGTGGGCAGGCATTTCTTGCAATGGCTGGCTTCACTCCGCAGGCCATTCAGGCTGCGCTTCCGGGCGTGCTGAGCATGGCAACGGCTGGCGGCATGGATCTCGGCGAGACGGCGGATATTGGCTCAAATATCCTGACGCAGTTCGGCCTTTCTGCTGACCAGATGGACCGGGTTGGCGACACGCTCACCGCAGCATTTACCCGTACCAACACTGACCTTCGCGCACTGGGCGAAACCATGAAATATGCAGGTCCGGTGGCGGGCAAGCTGGGAATATCGCTGGAGCAGGCCGCAGCGATGGCGGGCGTGCTGGCGAATATGGGTATCAGAGGGAGTGATGCCGGGACGGCAATGCGTGCCAGCCTGGCTCGTCTGGCATCACCGCCAAAGGCGGCAGCAGAGGCGCTGAAAGAGCTTGGCGTGTCTGTCTCGGATGCCGGGGGCAAAATGCGTCCGATGGAGGATGTGCTGGCTGACCTTTATAAAGCTACCCGCAAATACGGGGAAGTTGACCGGGTATCGTTCTTTAAGGACATTGCCGGAGAAGAGGCTTTCACATCATTTATGGCCCTCGTTGATGCGGCAGGTGACGGCTCCTTACCCAAACTGAGAAAAGAACTTGAAGGTGCGCGCGGTGAGGCTGAACGCACGGCAAAGGTTATGGCCAACAACCTTGACGGCGATCTGAAATCACTCAGCAGTGCATGGGAAGGGTTGCGCATCCGCATTGCAGATCTGATTGACGGTCCGCTGCGTTCTGTCACGCAGTGGCTCACGCGTGTGGTATCAAAGGTGACGGCGCTGGCGCAGGCCCATCCCGCACTGACGCGCCAGCTACTGATTGCAGGCGGTGCACTGCTGGCAATGACTGCAACGGTTGGCTCGTTGTCGCTGGCTATTGGTGTGCTTGCTGGCCCGCTGGCAAAACTGCGTCTTGGTTTTTCCCTCCTGACCGGATCAATGAATGCTGTCAGGGTTCTGCCAGCACTATGGGGAATGGTGACGGGTTCCGTTTCTTTGCTGGGAGGCGCTATCGGGGCGTTGTTCAGTCCGGTTGGTCTTATCGTGGCTGCGCTTGCCGGAGCTGCCGTTCTTATCTGGAAATACTGGGATCCCATCAGGGCATTTTTTGCCGGGGTGTTCAGCGGGATTATGGAAAGGCTGACCCCGTTGCGCGAAACCTTTGAACGGTTTAGTCCTGTTTTTGACGCAATCGGGAGTGGGATCAGCCAGGTGTTTAACTGGTTTAAATCGCTGCTGTCACCGATGGAGTCCAGCAAGGAAACTCTGGATAAATGTACCAGTGCTGGCGAGATATTCGGTAACGTTCTTGGCGGTGCGTTACAACTTGTTCTGACACCTGCAAAAATGTTGCTGGATACGCTGGCGTGGATACTTGAAAAGCTTGGTGTGCTTCCGGATGAAGCGGAAAGGGCGCGCAAGAAAATCGAAGACGCACAGCGTGCGGCCATTCTTCAGGACAAGGTTGCCTTGCTTCAGGGGGACCTGGCGAAAATCAATCCGCCGAAGCCTGTGGAAAATGGCAATGGCACCGGAGGTGATAACCCCAAAGACAATAAACCGCTCACAGACAGCAATACCGGTACGCTGCGCAGACTCAGCAAAATTGCTGATAACACAGGTAAGCTGGTTGAGGAGACGAAAAAACGCATTGGCCCCGGCGATATTGTCTTTAAAAACCTGCCCCGGGCACTTGCTGTTCGTGGGGAGTGGCAGGAGCGGAAGATTGCGCAGGTCAGTAAGCCTGCCCCCGCAATTAATATCACACCCGTGGTCCCGGCTCCGCTGCCTCCGGCGCTGGTCACTGTTGTTGCGGCCAGCTCCCGCCCGGTGGCGGAGGCTATACGATCTCCAGTGGCATCAGTTCCTGTAACTTCCCGTAACCGGGAGCCTGTTGCCTCCGAATTTGGTGGTGAAATTCATGTTCATCTGCATAACGTTGTTACGCAGAATCCCCGCGAACTGGCGAAACTGGTCGGTGAAATGGTCAGGGCAGAAATGGAACGGCGCGCCCGTGCCGGGCGTGGCAGTTTTTACGATAAAGATTGAGGAGTCATGGCCATGATGATGATCTACGGCATGTTTGTTTTTGAGCTGCGCACGCTGCCGCATCAGCAGTTACAGCAAAACAAAAGCTGGCGGCATGTGAAAAATGAACGCGTTAACCGTTCAGCAAGCTGGCAGTATATCGGTGCAGGTGATGATCGCATCGTTCTTTCTGGTGTGCTTTATCCTGAAATTACAGGTGGCGAAGTGTCGCTGTCGCTGCTGACCACGCAGGCGTATACAGGACGACCCTGGCCTTTGATTGATGGCGTCGGGCAGATTTACGGCATGTATGTCCTGACCGGAACGAATACGACCCGTTCCGAGTTTGATCGCTACGGTAAGGCGAAAAAGATAGAATTTTCACTGACTCTTGAACGCTGTGATGAGGATTTGCGGGAGCGCCTGCAATCCTCATCGTTCAGCGATATGTTGTCCGGCTTCAAAGATAAGGTGACATCATCCCTTAATAGCGCGACCAGCTCAGTTAAGGGGCTGCTCTGATTTAACGTATGTCGCCAATTTCCTGATGAAGGTGACTGGCGACTTGCTGTTGTATGTCCTTCTCAGAAAATTGTTTTTGAATAACAAACAACAGGATTTTATAATCTCTTAACCTTATAATATGTGTCGTCTGAAATAATAATTAAGGAGATTATCGTGCTGTCTTACTTAATGGCAATTCACTTTGTTTTATTTGGGAACTCTACTAATTTAAAAAACTTCTGGAAATATGAAGTAATTCGGCGGAAACGTATGGATATCTGGAGGCTTTTAAGAGAGAAAAAACAGCGTAACCGGAATTTCCTTTTCTGGTGGCGGTTGGCTAACGAAATGTATATTAATGGTAATAAATTACATAAGAAAGCAGCCAAAAAGTTAAACAGTAAAATAATTAACAAATTTGGTTGTGAAATTGGATTGGGCGCAAATATTGGAAAAGGGTTAACAATTCCCCATCATGCTGGAATTGTTGTTCATTTTGCTGTTGATGCTGGTGAAAATCTGGTGTTACGACAGAATACGACCATTGGACAGATAGATGGTGACATACCTGGTTCAAGAGTAAAAATTGGTAGCAACGTTGATATCGGAGCTAATTGTTGCATCATTGGATTATCCCGTAAAATTGGGGATAATGTAAAAATAGGTGCAATGTCTTTTATAAATAAAGATATACCATCGAACTGCACATATATAACTAAAAAGAGCGGTGCTGTATTGTATAAATAGAGTACATAAAGCCATCGATATTTCTATCGATGGCTTTTTCTTTTTATTGTGGGGCGACTGGCCACTCAATATCTGCTGCTACTGTTGTATCAACACGATGCAACAATACTCGATATGTCTTCCATGCAGCCAGTAACGATGTCTCTTCCTCCGTCGCAATATCTAAATCTATAGCATCCTGAAGTGGTGCAATATGCTCACTGGCTACCTGCATCAGGCTGTTTTTTGTTTCTTCCGCCTCCCTTATCCGAAATAGTTTGTCTGCTTCTGCATCTTTCACCCAGGATGTGCCGTTCCACTTCTGATACTCTCCATACGGCGACAACCAGGTAACATTTTCCGGTAACGGACCGAGTTCAGAAATAAATAACGAGTCCCCTGATGCCACGTCATAAACCGTTTTACCCCGATGGTCTTCAACGAG